GACGGGCGGCGCCCTCGTCCAGCCGCAGTATTTGCCGCTGGTGTCGCTCCCCTTCCGGCCGCTGGCGCTGCGTGACATCGTCACCGTCATTCGGGCGAGTTCACCGATTATGAACTACCCGAAGGTAACGGGCTACACCAACAGCGCGGTGGAAGTGGCGGAAGCGACGTCAACCTCTGACGGCACGAAGCCGGAATCCGCGCTGGCCCTGGCGCTCGGCACGGCGGTCGCATCGACCGTCGCGCACTTCATGCCCGTCACCCGGCAGGCATTGGCCGACGCGCCGCAACTGCGCGAACTGATCGACGCGTTCCTGCTCAATGGCTTGCAGCAGCGGCTGGAAACGCAGATGATCAACGGCAACGGCACCCCGCCGAACCTGCAGGGCATCCACGGCACGTCTGGCCTGTCCACGCAGGCGTTCGTGACGGACAACCTGACGACACTGCGGAAGGCGAAGACGAAGGCGCAGATCACACCGATCTTTGTCAATCCGTCCGCCTATGTGATGAACCCCGTTGACGCCGAAGGGCTCGACCTCGCGACCGATAACGAGGCGCGGTTCTACATGGGCGGCCCCGCATCGAGCAGCAATGGCCGCCTGTGGAATCTGCCGGTGATCATCAGCCATGCGGTGCCGGCCGGCACGGTCTATACGGGCGACTTCTCCACCGTCGTCCTCGCGGACCTGATGGAAGCGCAGATGTACTTCCTAGATCAACACTCAGATTGGGCGGTGAAAAATATCGTTGCCTTGCTAGCAGAACTCCGTGTCCTATTCTTCCTGCTCAGGCCCGCGGCGATCATCGAGATCACGCTCGGCTCCTGGTAAGCCGTAACGATCGCGGCGCATACGCCATAAAGGAGCAAACAGGATGCCATATCGGAATCCAAAAGCGGGCAGGAATCGCGATACGACTGCTCGCTCTATCCACGTCTACGCCCCCGGCAACGTCGCCCTCGGCACCGCCACCGCCGTTCATGCGGCCGTGACAGACACGGGCGCGCCGATCGTCATCACGACGGCGATTACCAACCCCGATGTACCGCGGACGCTCCTGCTGACGCCGGGTGGCACAACTGCGAATGTCACAGCCGTTAGTTGCATCATCACGGGCACGGACATCAACGGCAACGCGCTCACGGAGACGGCACCCGCCTTCAGCGCCGGCGCAGCGACGACAAAGACGACCGTCAATGCCTTCAAGACGGTGACGAGCATCACACAGCCCGCCATCGGCTCGGCGGTGACGGTTGCGTACGGCACGACGGCGCAACTCGGCATGCCATACAACCTGACCCGCAACACCGTCCTCGCAGCCTACCTGAACGGCGTCAAGGAAGGCACCCCGCCGACCGTGACGACGCACGCAACGGATGTATCAAAGACGCTGGTGCAACTCAGTTCAGCTTTAAACGGAACCGCAGTGACGATTGACGCTTACGAGAGCTAGGTTGCGTTTGCCGCATTGGGATGCGATAATAGGAGGAGTTGAATAACGATGCCCCGCTGGTGCTAGAACACCATTGGGGCGGTACACCGGAAGGGTTGGTTCCGATGCATCCGCAGTATACCCAACTTCTCCTTGTTGCGACGAAGCGTTGCACGAAATGTCGTCAGGAAAAGTCGCTTGATGAGTTTTCTCACAGGCCGGGCGAATCTGATGGACTTTCGCGGCGCTGCACCACGTGTCGGACTGAGCGTAACGAGCGGGCGGTTGCCTATCGGGCAGCCAACCCCGGAAAGGATGCGGCGCGTTGTGCCGCGTGGTATGCCGCGAACAAGGAACGGGCGCTAGCGGAACAAGCAGCGGCACGCATCACGAACAAGGAAGCGATAGCCAAACGGCGGGCTATTGCTTATGCCCGAAGCGCAGAGACGCATCGAGCGCGAAACGCTGTCTACCGTGCGACGAATAGAGAGCAGCTACAAGAGAAAGCGTCCGCTTGGTACATCGCCAACAAAGAGCGCGTGGCGGCGTACAGTAGCGCGTACCGCCGTGCCGATCCCGCCAGGACGGCATCCTATGTCCGTCGCCACCGAGCGCGTAAATGCGGTGCGGCAATCTCTGATTTCACGGTGACGCAGTGGGAAGAAGTTAAAGCGGAGTATGGCAACAGATGTACCTATTGCGGCTGCAAACCCGACATGCTGACGCAGGATCACGTGATCCCCCTTTCACGCGGGGGCAATCACACAAAGAGCAACATCGTTCCGGCTTGCGTTAGTTGCAATACGTCAAAGCAGGACAAGTTGCTGAGCGAATGGGGACGAAAGTTGATGCGATTCCCCAACGGCGACATGTGGCGCGTGGCGTATCCGGAGAATACCGGACCTCGCAACGTGCCCGTGTCATTGGACATCTTGCAAACGGAGGAAACACCGATGGCCACGAACGCGGATGATCTGGTCTACGTGAACCTGTACGGCGAAGAGGTTTCGGCAGACGATCCGACCGCACAGACAAAGTACGCGCCTGCGGAGCTCAAGGCACTGCGCAAGGGCGGGTTCTTCCCGAAGCGTGGGGATGATGAGGTGGTGGACGCCACCGCCGACGCTGCCGCGGACGAAGGCACGCCCGTTCTCAACAGCGGCGTGGGCCAGCAGGACGCCGGCGACGATGCCGAGCCGAAGAAGTCCGCGAAGAAGTAGTAGTACAGGATCGGCGGTGGTTTCATGCTTTCTCTCAGTGACGCCCGCAACGCGGTCATCGATCTCGTTGAACCCACCGCCGATCCCGTTCTCACCACGACCAATGGCGGTGATTTAGACAAGGCGCTCGCCCGCACCGCCATCGCGTCGGTGTGGGTGCTGAGTACCGCCTATACCGTGGGGCAGATGGTTGTCCCGAGCGTGCAAAACGGCCGCGTCTACATCTGCACCCTCGCGGGCACCAGCGACACAACAGAACCGTCCTGGCTGATCGCGCCACGCTACGCAGGGTCGGTCAATCCGATTGGCGCGTGGTGGGGCATTGGCCCAGGGCTGCCCGTTGATGTCAGTGCCTCGGCGTGGCTCTGGGGGCTGGCAGACAATACCTGTGCATGGCAGGACGCTGGTGCGTTCGCGGGCGAAATCTATGATGTCAGGGCGGCCGCGAGTGAAGCGTGGCGGATGAAGGCACGGAAGGCGGCGAATCGCGTTGACTCGGCCATCTCCGGGGCCGTGAGCGCGCGAGAAAGCCAGGTCTATCAGATGTGCATGGACATGGCGCGGTCATTGCAGCCGGTCAGGGTCGTCTGATGAGCGTGCCGTACATGCCCACAGACCGCATGGCGCGGTTCCGGGCGCTGGACGAACGCGCCATGCCCGATACCGCGCAAGTCCAGAGTCCGACGCCCGTTGACGACGGCGCGGGCGGCTCCACGCCGACGTGGGCGACGGCCGCGACAGTGCCGTGCCGCATCGTGGCACTGACGCAGCGCGACGCGGAGGCCGTGATTGCGGATGTGGAAAAGACGGAGACGCTGTACCAGATCAGCCTGCCCGTCAGCACCACCGTCACGCCCGAGCAGCGTATCCTCGTTGGCGCACGCCGCTTCCTGATTGTGACGATTCCGAACGGCACGTATGACACCAGCGGCGCGCTCATCTGTAAGGAGGTCATCTAGTGGAACAGATGGTCATTGTCGAAGACGGAAAGACCGGCGCGCAGTACGCCGTCTCGGTGGAGGACTACGAACGGGAGAAGGACGGCGCGTACGCGGGCTACACCATCGTCTCAAACGAGGATGGCACGCCCTATGAGCCGCCCGCCGAGGAACCGCCAGCCAAAGCCACGCCCGCGAAGAAGAAGGCATCGTAATGCCGAGCGGGGTGCGCATCGAGGTCAAACGCAACGACTTCGCTCGGATCGCCCTCCGCATTCCTATCGTCGCGGACCTGATCGCAAGTGAGTCCGCGTCTGCAGTCGAATCGGCATGGAAGGCGGGCGTGCGGGTGCGTACGGGACGATACCGTGACAGCATCAAGAAGCAGCGCACCGGGCGCGGTCAGTACACGGTGACGACCGATGTGCCGTACGCCGTCTTTCAGGAGAACGGCACGCGCTATATGGCCGCGCATCCGGCGATGGTGCCCGCGGTGGAGCGGCAGGCGCAAACCTTCATCGGCCGCATGGCAAAGATGGAAAGTGACCTGACCTGATGGCTACCATCGTCACCGCCGAGAAGTGGATCGCCAGTACTCTCAAGGGCGATTCCGTCTATATGAACGCCTCCCCCGGTGGTGTCTATCGCCGTGAAGCGCCGCAGAATGCCACGCTACCCGCCACCGTCTTCCAGAACCAGGGTGGTGGTTCAGTCAGTGTTAGTGAGGTCGCTGGCGTGCGCATCATGGCGAATGCGCTCTACCTCATTCGCCTCATTCACCAGGGCAACTCCATCGTCGCGCTGGAGGCGGGCGCGGATCGGATGTACACGCTGCTGCACCGCAAGAGCGCCACCGTTGCGGGTGGGTTCGTGTACTCATGCATCCAGGAAGATGAATACGAATCCTTCTACGAGGATGGCGACGAGGATTTCGTCGAGTTAGGGCACCTGTTCAGGTTGCTCTTGGCATGATGCATTGTCAGCGATCTGAGGAGGTGTCCCTTGCCTGAGCGCACGACCGTAACCGAGCTGGTTCAAGTTGGAGTTGAAAGTGTTATTGGCACACTCGTGCCGGCGACGAAGCGGCTTTCGTCGCTCTCGATCGCGCCCGATATTCAGGGCACGTTCCACAAGTTCGGCCCGATGGGCACCAAGTTCGACACGCTGAACGTGATCGGCAAGGAGTGGACCGAGAGTGCCATCGAGGGGCCGCTCACGTACGATGAGTGCATCTATACCCTCTCCACGTTCTTCGCGATGGTCAGTGGCGTGCAGATTGGCGTCACGGGCGCGTATACGTGGCAGTTCGACATTGCCAGCAGCGCACCCGATACCGTCAAGTCGCTCTCCATCGAGCGCGGCTCCTCAGTCGGCGCCGAGACAGTCGCGGGGAACGTTGCGCGCGCGCTCAATATCCTCGTGACG